AATAGGATTAACTAATGTGTATGTTGTATAGGCTTTTCTAGCCATTTGTGATATTTGAATATTTTGGAAAAACGGAACTGTTTGTCCGTTATCTAAACCGTAACTAAATTGATTTCGTCCTGCACCTTTATATGTATTATCGCCTTTACCTGCTTTATTAAATGCTGCAGGTATGTCTTTATAATTACCATCTGCAAAATTGTATCTGTAGTACGCTTCTAGTAATGCTGTAGTAACACCGTAATTGTCATCATGGAATGTAATAGTTACTGGGTTATATTTAATCGCTGTTTGTACATTCTTTTTTCGATTATATTTGTTTTTTGTTTCTACATCTACACTATATTTTGGCAAGTCTGCACTTTTAACAAGCATACCAATTTCGTATTCGTGTTTAGCTTTTAGATCAGGTAATACACTTGCAGCTGCTGGATCCATTTGAAAATAGCAATGGTATAGAAATTTCTGGTGAGGTGCTAGTTTTTGATTTTCATTAATAAATAATCTACTTGCGTGTGCGTAGTCGCCTAAGTTTCCTTTAGGACTTAATGCACCCGTAGCTACACTATCTAAAAATCCGGTAAATGATGACATCGCTGTTCTCCTGTACTAATATTTATCTTTTTAAATTAAGTGGGTAGATAATTCAGTCATAAAAAAAGGAGCTATAAAAGCTCCTTTTAATATATATTATTTTATTATGTATTAAACGCCGCCACCTGTAATAAGTGTATTTACTGTACGTCCAATTGCTGTACCAATACCAGTACCTTGTGGTGACTGTATTGCATTATCATATTGAATTTCAAGTGTTACTCTCATTGGCTCGTTATTTGCATAAGCTAATTCGTTATAAGCTGCGTTGACTACAAAACAGCCGTAAAGTTCAAACGTTTCTAATACGTTTGGTGTGTTAGCGCCGTTACCACCGTCTAAGATCTCAATTCGTGTTGTGAATTTATAATCTTGTCCTGATGCTGCACTTGACTGTTCGAAGAAGTCAAATTGCTTTTGCAATTGCTCACCCACTAATTTCTGTACGTTGTTATTAACATCTTCACGTAAGTTTAGTGTAATTGGACTCCAAGTGTGCTTTCCTGCTAGATATGCTTTAGAATTATAAACCGGAATTTCAATTGGTTCAAAAGCAACTGTTGGTCTTGTTACGTCTACCACCTGTTTGGTTAATTCTGTAGTAGGTGTAGTTACACCAAAATTTTCTAACGACACTCTAAATCGATATTGCAGTTTCGGCATTAACAAGCCCTGATTGCTTGCGGAATCTCCACTTGCTAACGGGACTGTAATTTTTGATAGCGTTGATATAGACATTTAGTTTGCTCCTGTTGTAATTATATTTATCATATTAGAGTCCTGCAATTTCACCAGTGTTTTTCAAGCGTAGCGGAATGTAAATAAATTCAACTGCTTTCACTGGTTCAATAGCTATATCTAAGTAAAGTTCATTACGGTCAATTCTACTTGGTGTATTATTTGATTCATCACAAACTACTAAGAAGTCATATAGTGCTCGTTGTCCTACTAATTCAAGTAGTAAGCTCTCTGCTGCTCCTTTAATCTCGTCTCTTGTAATCTTGTCATTTGGCTCAAAGATATAAGGTTTAGCTAGTTTACTAAGTTGACTACGTAAGTGAATAACTAAACGTGCAACGTTAATTCTATCTAATGCACTAGTACCTTTTGCACGAGTTTTTTGACCGTATGCAACTAATCCTGCGCCTGTAATAAACGTTATTGGGTTAATGCTCTGTGCATATAACACATCGCGTTGTCCTTCATTTAACGATACTACATTAAACTCGCCTTCTGCATCAACATATCCTGTTGAAGTTGCATTAGTAATTCCGCCTCGTCTAATTCCTGCTGGTGCAAACCATGGATAGCTAACTTGATCGCTTAGTGCCATTGTTCTCAACATCATATGACTTGGAGGAACAGCAATGTTTGAACCTGCGTTATCGCTTGAGAATCCCCATGGATAAAACATTCCAAAATATTCATCTCTTGTTACAAGCCCATCAGCATTATCTTCAGGTGCTAATGCAGTGTTAGTTCCCCATGCTTGAAGGTCTGTTGAACTTGCTTTTAGTGTTGCAGGACTGTCACCTACAATAAATGCACTTAGGCCTCTATCATAGTTTAATGTAACCATTTCTCCAATTAATTCTGGATACCCTGGTGTTGCCATTAAGTTAAACAATCTTGATTCGTCATCTCTAATAGCTTCATTTGAATTAACTAATGATTGTAATGCTTGTACAACAACTTTACGCTGCGCCTTAGCACCAAAGCTGCCTGACCCATCTGCTTGGTTTCCTGATTCTGTAACCCAACGGTGTGCGTAATATAGTTCCATTGACGCATCGCCCATTCTAGCATTATCACCATTTACATTAACCCAATTACGTTCAAAACGCTTAACATTAAATCCGCTTCTACGTAAGTTCCAAAGCAACATACCTTTTGGATATAGTGCTGGATCTGGTGCATCTGCGTCTAAAAAGTTACTTGATAGTAAGTCAATGATATCACTTTGAATTGAAAGTGTGCCGTTAATTGCCCAACGTGCATCGTCAAATAGTACACCATTTTCTGTAGTTTGATCTGAAGCATCACGCAATTCCCATCTATTAGCAATTGGTGTGTTTAGCTTGTTTGCATTAAACACATAAATTTGTGGATAAACTGAAATAGTAGCTGTACTAATCCATATATCTCCCTGTTTAAGTGCAGTGCCATCGCTTTGTAGTACTGGTGTTGATGCTGCAACTATTGGACCATTTGGATCTGTTTGTTGTGCTGCATCTGCATTATAATATGGACTAGTTGAGTCTAAATATCCAACCCACGTAGTACCGTTATGTATCATCATATCTACTTCGTCAACAACTGAACTATACCAAAGTGTCTTAGCAGCTGTTAATGCAGTTACTTCATTTGGACTAGCAGTATAAGTTAATGCTTTCCATTGACTTGCTTGTAATTGTTTTGGACTTGTAGCAGAACTTGTACCTGATACATAATATAAATTTGGTGTACCACTTGTAGAACTAACAAAAGCAGTTAAGCCTATTTCTGTTAATAATCCACTAGTGTCAACAAAGCGTATATCACCAAACTCTGAATGTGAAATAGTAACTTTATTTTGACTATCAACATCAGCTGTAACATTTTCAATATTTGCACTTGTAATCGCTGCTGCAATTGTGTCTGCATCAGTAATTGTACCGTTAGTAATTGCTGTTACTGTAATTGCTGTGTTAAAAGCTGCTTGTCCGTTATCTGTTGAAGCAACTGTAAACGTCTTAGTTCCTGCAGAAGCACTTCCAGCAATAATTTTACTACTTGTTACAGTAGTAATGGATGCTGCATTTCTTCTAAATATCTTATATGTACCTAATGGTTGAGCATCTCCTGCTACGTTAGTTTGTACATATAAATCACCAGCTGCAAGATTTGCTCCGCCGCCAGCTAAGTCTAATTTATATAGTGCTTCTTCGTTAGTTGCATATAATGGTGCAGCTACTGTGTCAAATAATAGTGTTGATGCGTTATATGATTTTACTCTAAATCTTGCGCCTAAGTTAGCTTCAGTTGTTTTAAACCAAATACTTCCTGTTGGGCGTGTGTACGTATCAGCTGTTTTCCATTCTGGAACTGATGTGTGTGCTGAAACTTGTAATGCTGGTGGATAATATGTACCAGCAACAATACCTAATAGTATTAGTGTAGCACTGTCGCCTGTAATAAGAATCGGACCACCAGTTGTTGAATCGTCTGCTCCTGAAGAGTTACCATCACTGTAAACTTCTAACTTGCTGTTTACAACTGCTGCAAGTACTCCTGGAATTGATAATCCGTTAACTGTTGCGGCAACGGTTGTAACTGTGTCTGACGCAGTAATAGCAATTGAAACTCCATTAAGAGAAATTGTAGTACTTCCTGCAAATGTTGGATTAGCTTTTGAACCTTGTACAGTTGGCCAACTCTTGATCCAACCTTCGCTACCTAATTGCACCCAACTACCTGCTGTTACACCAGGGGCATTACCTGCTGTTTTGTACCAAAGAGTATTAAGTGTTGTAATTGCAACAACTGCGTAGTCGCCAATTGTTCCGTAAGATGTTTTAGGAGCTCCTGGAGCTTCTAATGAACCTGTAACAAAAGACACACTAGTAATTACACTAGGAATCTTATTAGTAAAACTCTGTCCGCCTGTTACTGTAACTGCTGCGGCGTTCCAAACTTGAAGTCCAAATTTTGTAATTGATGTATCAAACCAATATGTACCTGCTGTTGGCTTAGCTGCTGGAGCTGTTGCACTTGGCTTTAATTCGTTTGTATTAATTGATGCTCTGGTTACCCATGCTGCATTGCTTACTCCTAAATATGAATAAGCTGCTTGCAATCCATATTCATTAAGCTCACCAGCGTGTACTGGATTATTACTTGCATCTGTTTCAAAAATTGGGTCGCCAAATGTATCTGCTAAATCTCTTTGAGAAGTTAGTAAGTACGGCTTGCCTGCCTGTGCTAGTGTTGTTCCAGCGGCAGTTCCTGTGCCGGCGCCATTCTTTTTGTCCTGAGCACTTACTACAAATATCATTGGAGTTGTGCCCGGCTCAGCGGGTGTATAAAAACTTTCGTCTATGACGCTTACTTGAACGCCGGGTGATACTAATGCCATCTTTTCGTCTCCTATTGGAATATGTTGTTATTCTACTTGTATTTATATTATTTAAATAAAAACCTATCGCTATACCCCGGAATAAAGGGCAGGTAAAGGGCAGGTAAATACAATATGAGACCTTTATGTATATGCGGACTACGTCCTGCGGCAATAAATTATAAGAAAAACGACAAAATCTTCTATCGTAAGAAATGTGAGGCATGCACTCGGTATGGAGGAACGGGTCACGGAATTCCTAAATGGAAACGTATGGGATATGAAAAAAAGAATTATTGCGAAAAATGCAATTTTAAAAGTGAACATGTTGAACAGTTTAATGTATTCCACATAGACGGCTCTCTAGAAAACTGTCAGTTTAATAACTTAAAAACAATATGTGCTAACTGCCAGCGTGTGATGCAAAAAGAGGGAGTTCGATGGAAACAAGGTGATCTCTTACCTGATTTTTAAGACTGTCAATTGTACTATTATTTTCTATAGTAGCAGTAAACTTAGTATTAGCCCAAGCCCATTCACTAGGATGAACATCTTTAGGTTCAACTCCTAGTGTTTGATATTCTATAAACCAGGAAGGATCTAAATTTCGTTTTACTCGCCAAACATTGCCACTTGTTTCGTATAACATCTTAGCTTCGTTTGGAAATCGAACATCCGGTATAACAAAATTTGTGTGTGGGTTATCTAATATTTTCTTTTTAGTTAAACTAACCCATATACCATCATATAATCCATTACGCATACA